CCCTGGTCAAGGTCAACCGCCATTCCCAAACAATGGTGCGACGCCAAACTGCCCCCTACGGCCTTGTTCAAAGCTACCGATCTGTACCCGGAGCTTATGCGGATAGGTCTGCCGTACAGCTTGCGCAAGGGCTCTAGCACCTCATTACACAGCGTTACGAGGTTAGCCGCGTGCTCTTTGCTTGGCGCGTTGCTTATGCCCTTACGTGCGGCCGTGGTGCTTTTGGTAAGCTCGGCATAACTAAAATGCTCACTTAACTGCATTGCGTTTCTCTTTGAGGTAGTCGCGGCGCCACTTCCAAAGGGTGTACCCTAGGTTAGCCAGCATAAGCACCAGGCCGAGGGCTAGCTGGGCATTGGAAATAATAAGGCTCAACAGGCTAAACAGCCAAAGCTTTACTGTGTCGTGTACGCTGTGGTCGGTCATAACTCAACAGGCGCGGGAGGTTGGCAGCAAGGTGCTTCCGGGTTCACCTGGCAAAATTCGGTTTGGTATTCGCTTTCCCACCCAGCAAAGATATGCACCCCACACGGCTCCGGCCATACAACGTAAGCCGCAAAGCTGGTAGTTAACGGCTCACCAGCCCATAAAATATCTACGCTGACTTTTGTGGACTGCTTAACGCAGACCTGCATACCTTCCGGGTCGGTGCCCCACTCGGTACACAGCTTGCCCAGCTCTACCACGGCGGTTACTAATTCCGTATCCCAAACCTTTTCCGTAATGCCGTCCAGGCTGGTTACGGTCTTTTGAATTTTAGCCTTTGCCGTTGCCCATTGGGTAGGCGTAAACTCGTATTTCAGAAATTTCATAGCGTGGTAAGTTCTGCCAGTTGGGCGTTGGTAAGACGGGTCTTAAATAAAAGCGATTGCGCTAATTTTTGTTGGCCAGTGTATGCATAATAGACCGTATTGTCGTGGTAATAAATTTCTGACATAGTCGTAGACGATGTAAACGAAACAGAAGACGAAGCCACTAAAGTTCCGTTTATGTACAAAGCAGTAGAACCGCTTTTGTAAGCAAAAGCTATTTTAACATAAGCTCCAGGAATATACCCGTTTACTAAAAATTCAACTACGGGAGTAAATGTGCCATTACCTACCCAAAGACTAACATAAATTGTACTATTTCCTGAAGTGTATTGAAAAGAAATAGCTGTATTTACGTTCACGTTTTTTGCTGTATTAATTAAGCCCACTGATGAATTAGGCCCGTTTTCGGAAACCTGGGGTAAATTACCTTCCCAGTACCAAACGCCTTCGCTCTGCCCAATTAGCGAGCTAATGCCCGTCTTTGAGGCAGTATCGGCCACACGGGTAACACTTGCGGAAGTCGTTGGTACGTAGGAAGTTGCGTAGATTCCAGCTTCGGCTTGTGCGCCGTAAACATAAATTCCTTTAGTGCCAGTTCCTACAAAACTATCTTGCCCTAAGTCATTTACCAAACCCAAGCCCATTGCTTTATTTCCAGTTGTCCCAACAGTTATTGCCGAAATTCTAATAAATCCATTAGCATACTGCTGAATACTTGCACTTGTAAAATTAGCGGATGTGCTAACAATGGTTTTATTTGCAATATCAAAAACAACTCTACCGCCGTCAGAATAATTTTCTATACAGCATTTAGAATACTCAGCAGATTTAACAAAAAAAGAAATTGCGTAAGGACTTGTAATTCCACCTAAGCTACGGAGCAAAGCGTGTTGTGCATTAACAGTATTATCATTTAGTTTCCACGCATTTACCGTTCCGTCAGGGCTAATTATAGCGCTTGATGTTATTGATGACTCTGACTTTGCCCAGTTTACATCACTAAAATCGTTTGAGTACAAATATAAATTTGTCCGCTGGGGTTCCAAATTTAAACGAGGGCAGGAACTACCGAGGTAGTCCAGGCGCGGCACGTTGCTAGCTACGGCCTCAATTAGCCCGCTGGCGTTAACCCGCGTTGCGGTGCTTGCCCGCGAAAAAGATAGCTGCCCGTCCGTGGTAAGGGGCTTTTGCGCGTAGATAGTGGAAGCCTTGTAACCGGAAGGAATTACTACCAGGCTGGCGAGGTCATAGAATTGGCTCATAGGAGGTTTTCAATGGCATTAATAGTGCAAGTCCGCGCCTCAACTGTTCCGCTGTCTGCGAGCACGTAAGCTTCGTACGTGGCGAACAAAGAGCCGGCGTAATTGCCCGACGCTAAGGTAATTAAAAAGGTGGCGGTATTCATAAAGCGCAAGGGTTAAGTTCTACCGTACCGCCGTTACTAATAACGTAGGCATAGTATTGTAAGTTTTTAGGCAGTTCGTAGGCTATCATTAATCGGAAGGTAATAGGTCGCCGTCTATAAATTCGCGGTATGTAATACGGGTGCTCCTTTCCTGCATAGAAAGGTTAACCATTTTATAGTCCACCGCACCCCAGGTAAAGGTATGGTTATAGGTAAAATTACCGTCTAGTTCTATTTCGTAATACTGTTGCGTCCGGTAAGCTTTGCGGGCTATTTGGTTAGCAACAATTTCCAAAAGCTGGTTTAACTGGTTATTCCATTTTACGTTAGCGTTGCCGTTTCCTGTAACGGTTGCCGCCGAGCTGTACCAACGGAAAGAGCCAGGTAGTACGGTAGCGTTGTTCTGCACTATGTCGGTTACGCTGGTTCCAAGCTCTAGCGTCTGCCCCAGCACGCGGCTGGTGTTATCCGCTATGTAAGTAACGTAGTCCGGTGCGCCGTTTTTGTACTGAAAGGTTGCTTGCGCCGCAAAAGTTAGTCCGCCCACGTTACCGGTTCCGGTTACCGTAAAGTAAAACGGCTCCGACCCAATAGCGGGAAGGTTCTCCAGGTCGTAATTATTTACGGTGTGCGTTTCTTCAAATATCGCAGGGTCGGGTAAAGGATTCTCCGCCAAAAAGTTTACAACGTGGTCTATTGTGGTGGGCGTGGTGGTCCAGGTGCTACCGTTGTAATAGAAACCGTTATACTTAAAAGTAAGCTTGAACGTAATAGTACGGTTAGTTGGGGGGTAGTTACCTGGCAAACTATAACGCGCCCTCAATTCACCGTTAAAACGGATATCCGCCGTTCCGTCGCTTACTGGGTTTCCTATTTGCAGGTTATCGTAAGCCAGGAAGGTGGCCCCCTCGTTCCATATAAAAACGCTACCCACGTAAGGCGCAGTAATGCGTACCTCGGCGGCCGAAGGCTTGTAAAGCTCTAGGCCGTCGCTGTACACTACCACGGACTGCGTGTATGCCGGTGGCGTTATCCGCACTATAAAAGCCCCGCCGCTGTCGTAATTGTTGTACCAGGCCGGGGTTTTAATATGGCAGCTTCTAAAGATTAAGCTTCCTTTGTCTTGGAAAAGCTGTAAGTTAAATGCCGTACAAATATCCTGTATAACCTGGCGGCTGCTTTTTGGTTCGTTATTGGCAAATATCAAGCCGTCGCGGTAGGTTCCGGTAACGTACATACCGCCCTGGTTGGTAAAGCTTACTATATTATTAGTAGGCTGGTAGTGCTCACTAATATAGAAGCCGTCCTCAAATAAGTAAATAAGCTCGCAAAAAGTAAATACCTTGCCTATGGTGCTGGTAAAATTCTTTACTTCCTGTACCGTAAAGTAGTCCGCTTTTTTGTCTAGGAATTGGAAGCCGTCGGTAGCTGTTATCTTTACGAAACGCTTGCCATTGGTTACCTCAATTTCGCCGAGGTCGGGAGTAATAAAGCCACGCCAAACGACGTTAATACCTTCGTGTACCTCCAGCACCCAGTCCGGGGTTGAGGTAAAGAAAATGGTGCGGAAGTCGCTATAGTCTGGAGCGTTGCCTATGGGAAAGAAAGACGCGGAGCAACTGCTCGGTACTATGCCTGGCAGTACGTTATCCTGTGGGCTGTAGTCAATAGACCAGTCAGCCACGCCAATTTCCAAGGGCGGCGTAAAGTCAAAGCCCTGGTACGTTGTGCCTAGGTCAAATATCTTAAAGTCGTACCTGGCCGTCTTTGCGTAAAATACTAGCGTTTTAGCCACCCCCGCGCTGATAATTAGTTCCGCTTCTTACGGTGGACAAAAGTAAGTCCTGCCCGCTTACGCGTCCGGTAAAGTTAAGGCCTCCATCTACACTTCCGGTCAACGGATTAAAGGTACTGCCGGTTAAGCCGGGTAGACCCATTTGCCCGCCCACTACCTTAAAGATATTACCAAGGCTTACGCCTGCCCCTATGCCCATACTTTTAAGGATAACGGAAAGGGCCAAAGCTGCGCCTGCGGTTGCTGCTAATTGCAAAGCCATCTTTTTAAGGCCGTCTAAAAGCACTTTGAAAAAGTCCTCTCCGTTGGTAAGGGCTGCGCTAAAAGATTGCTGTAATACGTTGCCAATAGTGCCAGCAACCGTATTAATAATGCCGTTAAGGTTTTGGTACTGTGTAACCACGTCCACAATACCGGGTATGGTTTCCTCTACCGTATCCGTCCAGGTGTTTGCAAACTCTTCCAGGGCGCTAGTATCCAGCGCTTCGGCCATACGTTCGCCGTAGGTAAACCAATAGTCCGAGCCAGCAAAAAGCTCGTTGTTTACTTCCTCTAAATAATCGGGAGCCGTTTCGTTAAAGGCTAGCAATTCCCTTACCGAATCGTTGTAACGCTCCAGGTCTTGGATTGTGCTTTTGATAGCCTTGCCCTGGTCTGCGATTGCCGCGGTAGTTTCCTGGATAGGTATTGCCTCCTTTTGCGGAAAAGCCTGTTTATAGAGCTTTGAAAAGTCAGGAGCTTTGGTAATTTTAGCTTCGCCAGAAGTACCAAAAATACCGGTAACTACGTCTGCAATTCCTTTCGCTGCCTGCCCGGTGCCTCTGTATATTTTATTGATAAACTCGGCCGCATCTTTTGCCTCCTTTTTAATAAACCGAAGGCTGGCAATTATACCGGGTGCAATAACTCTACCAAAGTCGGCTTTGAAGTCCTCCCATTCGGTTGCAAATTGGGTAACTTCCTCCGTGGCGCTTAAGGTGCTGGTGCCCATCTTCGCCAGTTCCTCCTTTGCGATTGCAGCTACCGCTTTGGTTACGTCGCCAATAGTCGCAGCTTCCGCGCTTACGCCTCCCAGCCTTTCCTTTAATTGGATTGCGGATATGCCCAAGTTATCCAGGATAAGCGGGCTCTTACGTCCAATACCGGTTACAATAGATTGCGTAAGGTAGTCTACCTCCTGGCCAGTTTCCCGGGCGCGTGCCTGGGCAAAGGCAAAAAGGTCGCCAAGCTCCTGGATCGGGATACCGAAGTTACCGGCCTGGATTGCTTGCTGCAAAAGCTTCACCTCGGATACCATACCCTTGGTGGAGGCTTTTAGCTTTTCCAGGTCTGCGGCATTGCCAAAACGTTGGAAACCTTGCTCTGCCGCTGCTAGCTGGTCGCCGAGCTTTACGGCTTCCATCGTGAACTCTTGGATTACTCCGACGGCAAAGGTTGCGCCAATAAAGCCGCCCAGGTTTTGAATGTTTTTGGAAAAGCCCTGCAGGTCGCGGTCTAGATTGCGGATGCCATTGCGAAACTCCCGGGTATCTAGCCCTAATAAAAGCCTGCTAATTATTTGATCCGCCATCTGTTTCTTTTGCTATCTTAAAAAGCTCACGAATACCGGAGCTGTATTTTTCATCTTCAAACCTGAAAAAGTCGGTAGGCTTTAGACCCGACCGCTTTGCGTTTCCGCTAAAGTTAGCTACCACGGTAGCCAGCCATCGCGTGCGCTTCCATTCGTCCTTTTCGCCCTCTGTGTAAGCTTCTAGTACCGCCTCCACTTGTTCGCCTGTAAGGCTTAAAGCATCGGCTTTATTTAGACCTACGCGCCCGAGTAGGAGGCCCAGTAATTTTACTGGACCTCCGTCGGGAAAAAAGGGGCGTTGAGTAACGCCGGGAGCTCGTGCATTTGGGTAGCGCCAATTTCAATTTTGAACTCGTCAAACGTCGGACGGTCTGCTTTATCCCAATAGCGTTGGGAGTAAATAAGAGCCACCGTATCGGCCAAGCCCAAGCCTTCGCTCAGGTCTGCCATTCGTTTGCCTGTCAATTCTTCAAACATTAGCGCCGCTCCCAGCGTAAACTTTAAGCCCTTTTCCATTAGATAGTTGATTTCAGCAAAGCATTAGAGCCCTGCAAGTTGAAAGTAAAGGTACCGTTGTCTTTGTCCGGCTGTGAGCTGGAGAAAGAAATAAGCACGGCAGTACCGTCCAGTTTTGACTCACCGGTAATTGGAGTAACCGTACCAGCTGCGCAAGGAGCCAAACGTACCCACAGGGTAGTACCTACCAAGTCGTACAGTTCGTCCGGGTTCCATTTGGTGCCATCGTCGTCGCCAAAGATAGCGGTACCGGTCGCAGTCCAGCTTTTAGCGTTCTGCGTAAAAGTGCGCCATACTGCGTTATCCTTGCTCGTTGTTTCGCGGGTGTCAGCGGTAATTTCAAAGCTGCACTCCGTTTCATTGGCCAGACCTTTGTAAGTCGTGCCGTCGGTGCTCAATAGTACGCGAAATTCGGTACCGGAATTGGTTGCCATAGTTAGGTAGTTTTAATTGTAAAAGTGAAGTCTGCGGCCAGGATTACCGTTTCTTCGTCCTGGTTGTAAAGCGTTTGAAGGTTGGTAAGCCACGCCGAAAGGTACGCAGCATTGCCGTTCGCGGCAAGGTAGTCGCGTATGCTTTGTAGTACGGTCTGGGCTGTATCCGCGTCGGTATGGTAAATGTAAACCTGTGCGTTCGCGTCCTGCATCTTGTAACCGTCTTTGGTTTCGCTCACGTCCACGCTGTCCAGTTGTAGAACAATATGGTTCGCCGTAGTACCCTGTGGGGCGGCCATAGCATAGACCGGTAGCGCCTGGGCGGCTAACAAAGCGTCACGGATTATTTTAAGATAGTTCATTGGAGCGCCTGTCTTAATTTGCGTTGGAAGTGGGAACGTCCTACGCGGTCAATTTTAGCCCGGCTTTGTGCGCCTTCCCTTTCCCAAGCCTTACCCATATAGTCCTTGGCCTCGTAAAACTTTGAGCCAAAGAGCTGCATAAAGGGATAGGCCTGCCGGTTTTCCTTTAATGCCATAACGCGGGTAGGGCCTATCCAAACTCCTATTTGGTCTTTCCAAACCTTTACCCGTGCGCGGGTTATCTTAATGCTTTTCCAAAGGTTCCGGCTGCCTGGCTTTTTAACTCCAGCGTAAGCTTCCTGCCGGGCTGCATTGCGTAAAGGCGCAGCCTCCGCACGCAGTTCCTTGTATAGTTCCTGTATGCGGATTTTCTCGGGTGCGTTTTTTAGCTTCGCCCGGAGCGCGTCTAGACCTTGGATACCATTTTTAGGCATTGTCTTTGAGGCGGCTTTTAATTAGTGTGTACCGGCGGCGACCTTCGGGAAGGGCGCTAATAACCTCATAACGCTGGCCGTTGTGGTCAAGCTCCCAGCTGCCTAGTACGTCGGTGCGATAACGCACGCGCCACAACACTACGGCGGAGCTTTGCATTTGGTCGCTTACAAAAGCCTCCGTGCCTGCCTGCTCGTTAATTACCAGCTGTGCGTAACAAGTGCCAGCGCTCGCGAAGGAACGCAGCACCTGCCCGCTGTTGTTTGTGGTAACGGTGGGCGAGTAGAGGGTAATGCGGCGGTCTAACGTCACAGAGTGTTTTTGTAACGGAAAAGCACGCGGTCAAAAAAGCGCGGGGTAGCCTGCGGCAAGTCGTCGCCGTAGTCGTATCCGTATTTTACACGCTGGTAAATAGCGTGTATAATATCTTTAGGAGTGTTCGCTCCGTATCCGGCTGCGTAAACTACCTCCAGCTTTTCCCCTTCAAT